TCTTGTCTGAGAGTTATTATTTAAGGTTTATTGTTGAATTTACGCCTATTTGTCCAAAAGTTCCTTAACTAGGTCATCAAGTTCGGAATTTGCTTCATCTGGGTGTAATCTGTTTGACTGTCTGTCAACTGCTTTAGCTAAAATAATTAAGGTTTTTTGCAATCTTTGTACTGTCTCACACAAGTCTCTTTGTGTGTTACTCATTTTTCTAAAGAATGCAAATAATCCACTACCCATACCTATAAGAGCAGCCAAAAGTAGAGGTTCTAATACTGATGTAAACATTTCCATGTTATATAGGTATTTAGCAAAGTATATAAATTAACTTATAGGAATTAATATTTTTGATTTTATCATGTGTAATAATATCATAGGATTTTCATTAATATCATTAACAAATGACTCATCACCACCACTAACACCTTCATATATACCACATTTATAACAAAGATATATTGAATGAGTGCCATCCGTGTAACCATATTTCGGGATTGAACACCTTTTACATGTATGGCTACTCATATCATAACCTCTACCAAGCCTTTATAAATAAGTATTGCTATGAAAAACTATGGCAACATCAATATATATATTTGAGAATGATCTTATTTTTAGTAGAATTTACAAAGATGTAATGGAAGATCCGTTATATATTATGAAAATTATTGATCTTTATGTTAAAGGAGAACATTTATGGATAGTAACAAACTCAAATGATAAGAAAGAACAACCTAGATTAACTAACACATTGGTTCATTTTAGGCAAGGTAATATCAAAGAATGGCAGGAAGGAGATGAAAAACTAGTAAAATACGGTGATTTAAGATACAATCGTAAGAAAGAACATTTGGAATTTTTCCCAAGAAAGTTAAGAAAACCGTTATTATCTATGCGAGTAGGTAGATGTATTAGTAATAATATCGATAAATATAGTAAAGTGGATTACGAAAAAAGATTTTATGATTTTACAAATAATAGGATAATATTCTTAATGGAAGACAAAAAATGAAGTTTGATTTTGTATTAGGTGAAGTAGAGGAGAAGTTAGAAAAGATTGATGAGAAATTATCCAAGACAAATGATTTATTATCACAAATAGAAAAAAATCTTAGAGTTCCTAACTTGGTTGAATGGGCAAAATTTAAAAATTCATTAACAAAAATTACTTCCGATTAAGTTTATTGTTACCACCCATTATCTTTTTCCAATCCTTACCGTGTTTTTTCCTCATGTTTACCCAAAATGGATCAACTTTCATAAATCCACCTTTTTCATTGTATTCTTTGGTGATATTGGCTATTCTACGATGACAAGTATTGCAGAATCTACCGTTTACCTGTTCAATATTGAATTTGTAAGAGTTACAAAAGAAACATAGACCATAATATTTATCACAAACCTTTGCTAAAAGTGGTTCACGACCTTTTTTACCAGCACAATCACCACAAATATCTGCAATAGTTGCTGCTGCAACGTCAACCTTCATACAACCAAGGCAAACAGCCTCTTTATAGTTATTTACTTTAGTATATTCATCACCTTGATGCTTTTCCCAAAGCTTTTTGGTCATGTCGTTTGCGTTTTCGTTGGTATTTAGTTCAGTTGGCAATATCTTGTTGTAATTTCCTTAAAGTTATAAGTGTTTTCTCTAACACCTTGTTAGTTTCATTCTCATTGTCAATTTCATCAACAATGTTGATAATTTCTATTATGGAATTTGTCTTTGGAGCAAGTTTGTAGACGTTTACAACATTTGGTTTGATCTCTTTATTACTTATAGGGGAATTAACTGGGGGTTTCCTAATCTTTTTCTCGATTATTTTTGTAATAATCTTTGGAGATGAAGCCTTTGGTTTGTGATTTACCTTACAGGTGTCGTCACATTTATGGAATCTTTTAGTCATCTTCTTCCTCATCCTCATCTCTTTTTGTAACATAAAATACAACTTTTTTTGGTTTACATGAGCCATCATTACAATATACTTTACTCATCTGTATCATCATCTTCTACTAACCATGCCCATTCAGCTCGTTCCATCGTCTTCCCATCTCTTTACACCTTCAAATTCACTTGCAACCAAATCTCTAGCATCTCTTACTGTCATTCCAGTTGCTTTGCGTAATTCTTCAACTGTCTTTGTCTTTTTCCAATCATAATCTATTGCTGTTTGTAAAGTATTCTTTACAATGTTAAAGTTTGATGGAGTAATACCCTTTGGGTACATACTTTTTTTACTCATTGAACTTCCACTTGTAGGACTTCCTTGTCCAGTTCCACCTATATCGCTAGGTCTATTATTATGTGGTTCCCCTTCAAATGCTTGTTGTTGTTCCTGTGGAGCAGGTTTGCCTTTACCTGTACCGTTCTGATTACCGTTAATAGCACCAACACCAAACATTAATTCTGGGGTTAATGCAGTTTCTTTACCTACCTTAAACTCACCTGTATGGGTTCTTGTAATCTCAAAGCCCATCTGTTGTAACAACATCATATTCTGAATTTCAACTCCATCTTGTTGCAAGTCTCTAAGTTTATCTGTTTCCTCACCAGTTTTTAATTGTAATTCCCAATCATCAATGTTAAGCATTTTACTAATCTTGCTAAAGAAAGCCTTCTTTAACGTGTCCTGTCCCCATTTTACTGCTCTGTTTGTAATGGTTACTTGCAATCCTTCCTGACTCCATCCAGCAGGGGTTTCACCATAATAGAATGGTAACACACCATAGACAGCACCAATAATCATTCTCAACTCTTTTCTAACCTCGATAAATTCTAACTCTTTAAGTGATCCAGTAAAGTCTAACCACTGTGCAGGGTTCTTTCCACCCTTGTCATTCTCTACCAAGAGAGGATGTATCATGTATGGATCTTCCTGTGCTTTCTGTTCCAATACATCCCAACTCTTTCTAAATGTCTCATAATTCCTTGAGGATATAATTAACATACCTCTTGGTGGTCTCATCTTATCAAAGTATTTTCTGATATATTCATCCATGTGGGATAGAGACATAGCCTTTGACCACACGGAATAGATAGGGGAAAATCCATATAATAAATTTGGTTTGTACTTTCCAGCCTTCCAAATAACTTCACCTTCGCCATAAATAACACGTTTAGGCTGTGGAATACCAATGGAATAAACTGAATTGACTTCGATAATTGCCTTTAATGCCTGTGCTCCACAACGGTCACATTTTGGGGTGACAAGTCGTGTATCTCTATGCTCAAATCTTGGGCATACAAAAATTTTATTTCTCTTATCATCATAACCAATTCTGCCATCACTGTCAGCAATCATTGCCACCTGTGGTGGCTCAATTCTTAACATCTCTTTAATAACAGTCTTCTCTGTGTTAATTTCGCCTGTAGCATCGTTTATACTGTAATTTTTAAGTAAAAGCAAATATGCGTTATCTGCTATCTCAAAGTCTCTCTCCAACTGTCTTGCAACATCTTCCAAGGTTTGCTGGTTACTGTTTACAGGATCTAACATTAAATTTTCCAAAGTCTTTCTATGTTCTGGAATAGGTCTTGCTAAATCATTACTTCCACATGTATCACATAATAATGCCTGTGCCTTTGGTGTTGCAACTGCTTTCTTTTTGCGTGGGTGTGCTTCTGCATTATCTCCATTTGCTTCAAATGGTTGCTCATCAGGGTTGTCAGCAGTAGGGGCATATTGGAATTCCTTGCTACAGTTGTTACATTTGTACTTCCATTTCTCTACAACTTCAAATCCGTTCTTGAACATTTCCCTGTTTAAAGTCTCAATAGGTATTCTTAGGGCATCAATATTATCTGCCAACTCGTAAATCATGGTAAGTGGGAATGGGAAAATTGGTAGTTTGGCACCTGTGTCGGTACTCATGTATGGCTGGGCAACACTAGGTCTAGTCGTAGTTTCTGTGGTTGATTTGTCGATTAAGTTAAGTCTACTTAACGCACCAGTAAAAGACCTACGCAATCCCATACTGTAATCAATTTGTCACTACATATATAGTTTTTGTCACAAAGTGCTTCGCACTTTTAAAATAAACACAACCTTTATATAATCTTGTATATTTGTAACAAACATGGCAATAGAAGTACCTGAATACTTTCAAGCATTTACCAATTTACAAACCGAATTGGTAAACGTCTTTGGAGATATTAGTAAAAAGTCAGATCCAAATGGTGTTGGTAAGAACTTGGTGGAATTACAAACCAAATTAGTTACAGCAACTATCGACAACCTAACTGCAAGTGTAAAAGCTTATCGTAAGGCTTTAGAATAGATTCTTAAATTTACGGTAATTTTTTATTTTTTATTTAATTCTAGTTTACCCACAAGTTTTATATAATCATATATATCTTGTTATTATATGTTAAACATGTTTGTGTATGGTAGTTTGTTAGATAAAAAACTTCGCCTTAATGTGTTAGGTCATGACATAGAAGGCAAGTTAGATACACTAGAAGATTACATTGTTGATACCCATAGTGTACTTAATGCATATCCAACTATCATAAAACTGGAAGGTGGGTTTGTACATGGCAAGGTATTTCAGGTAAGTGATGATGATATTGTAAAAATTGACAGATATGAAAGTTATTATTACAAAAAAATTGAGGTTACACTAAAGAGTAAGGTTATGAGTTTGGTATATATAGAGAGGCACTTTAACGTAGGTTCTTAATAATTATTATTAAGAACAGTTTGAAAAGATTTTAACCACCATGTATTTGACATGCTATATCTCTTTCACCTTTAGCAATACAAGGACATTCTCCATCACTAGTAGTTGGGGTGTCATCTATAATGTCGAATTCAGGAGTTTTCTTTTTAGTTGACATATAAATAGAGTTCTTTATATAATATTTAAACTTTGCTTAAATATGGTCGAATTGGAGCTGGAGGACTATACTGAGATCTTTAAGTGGTTTAATGAAAAACATGATGAGGTTGATGAGAATGGTCTATCCGAACAAGGAAGAAAGAGTTTCTGGAAACTCCAATTTTTGATGGAAGACAAATTGATGGAATTAAAGGAAGCCAAGAAAGATAGGGAACCATCTGCCTAATATCAGGCAACTATAATATCAACTATAATATCAACTATAATATTCATAAATTTTATATAATAGATATGTATAAATATAGTGTGACAAGATTAGATGAAATACATACTAGACTAATGAAGCTGGCACAGGAAGAAAGAGACTTGTTAAATGAACAAAAATCAATACAATCACAAATGTTTAAGTCAAAACTTAACATACACATGAATGATATTATTGATGGTATAGGACATGGTTAGACCTAGGTTAATTATACTATACCTACAAATATTATGAATAGGTATAAATAGATAAGGGTTTGTTATAATAGTATGTGGGATAAAATGCAATGGGGTGTATTCCTTATATTCACAGGATTCTTGATTCCGTTAGGAATCGTTTTCATAGTCATGGCTAGGCATGAAAATAAATCTATTATTAATAAAGTAGATGATTGGGAAGATAGAACGTTTATTAATTCATATAATTTAAAGGATGGGTATGAGCAACGCTATTACTGATCTACTTAGGTTACTACATGAGGAATGGATGCCTGATGGTAGGAAAGAGGTTATAAAGCAATTATTAATAGATATGGTAGATCGTATGGAAGATAATGCTTCATTGGAGGATATGCGTTGACTAATTTCATTAACAATGAAAAGATTAGTATAGGGTTTGATTTGATAGATGCTGCTATGGAAAAAGCAGTTAATGAGCACAAATTGAATTATTATGAGATATTAACTATTATAGCCATGATGGATAGCAAGGTGAAACAAAACAACATATCACAGTATTTAATAGAGACTGTTACCAGATTTCAAGAGATGAGTAATAAGGAGGATGAAAATCTAAGATGATCCTGAGTCGTAAAGACCTTGAGAGTATTATATGTGTAGCGTGTAGTAGAAAGTATGGAGAACATTATAAACCTAGAGGAACCAAATTTAGCCTCCCCGAACTCATGTCATGTATGTTTAGAATACAGGGTACTTTGGTTGCTGATGGTATAAACGATGCTCCTGCATCGTCACTTAATAATAGTGAGCCTGTTAAGTAATTTTTCTTAGCCTCTAGCCGATTCTTAGAATCGTCTCTTATATATCTATATATACCCTTATATAGTTTATATTATTTTTCAGGTTTGTTCCTAACGAGTTTCTGAACTCGTACCTTATATATATCATGTTTTGTTCCTAAAACCATTTTTTCGCCATGCGTACCAGCACGCCCCAAATGAAATCTCAAACTGCGTGATAGTGTTTGATTAAAGAAAAGGGGGGATTTGATTAGTTTGGTGTTGGTGTAGGGTGCTTAAACTAATTCAATGTAATAACCGAATCGTCCTTTTGATACCTTAACACCTTCGAGGTTTTGTCCCTCAAGTGTGCCAGCAAAGTTCAAGAATGTTCGGTTCTTACTCACGTTTTCAACGAAGAATCCACTGTCGATTCCTTGTTGAATCCATGCACTAGAAGTTTTTGAGAGCTCTTTTGCTATACTTGCTTTTGCTTTAGCGAGCTTTGCTTCCAAATCTTCTATATCTTTATGACTTGTGGTCATCAACATAGATTTTGAACTGTTCAAACTATGCGACATTTGGCTTATACTGATTTAGCATTAAGTGAATTTGTTAAAGTCCACATCAACCTTTAATAATGATAAGCGTAATCACCCTAACCTTTAATAAGGAAGTCCGTTCCACCATAACGTTCTTATACTAAGTCGTTATGTTATTCTTTCTTTATATACTATATAAAAAAAATAATAAAAAGGATTTAAATAGGTGTAACGTCGCTTTATCTAAGGATATGCTAGGTATCAAATAGCTCTATTATATGATAGTATTGAGTATAGTTTCGTCTTATGTGTTGGTGTGTCTATAGGTATTATTCTTATTGGTGTTATTATCTAGGAACATATCTTGCCCAGCTTATAAGGGGTGAGGGATTGATAAGGGAGAGGGGGTTATATTGGTATGTTATTAATTAGGGGCATAGAAAATTTTGTCTTAGCATATAGTGTCGCACATTTTCGAGAGTTCAAAATCTCGGTTGTGAATCGAAAAAATTCTCAACGCACTCGACAAAGGATTAGCTCCTTAATGGCAGATAGTATAGCTGATTTTGGCATGGTTCATAGTTATACTGTTGTAAAGGCTAATGATCCTACTATTAAGGCAAGAGAGTTGCTTAATAGATGGGAAGGTATCAATATTGGTAATATTGATGGTTATCTAGATGAGATAATTGAGTTACATAGGTTAACATGTATCATCAATACTAATGTAGAATATACCAGAGATATGAATGGTGTTATGCCTTTCTTACAAGGTAAGTATAGAAAAATCAATAGTATTATTGATTGTTACAATGATTATATAGAACATAATCAGTTTGTACAATTAAAATATAAACCTCTTGATTCTATTAACTTATCGGGAGTACTCTTATTATGAGTACTTCAACCCCCATTTTTGTTCTAAACCCTAATTATTCAAGAAACTTTCGTGGTCATATATATTGTATGGAGTGTAATAGTATAATGAGTGTAGGTAAATATGTTGAGAGTATAATTAATGATTGGCATATGATTTATGGTAAATTATGTGATGAGTGTTATTATGGAGATTTAAAATGATTAATATATTATTGTGGGTTGATGGATTAATATCCCCACACATTATAATGAATGGAATATCCAATCATGCAACTAAAGGAGAAAAGGTGAATCAATAGATTTAGTAATTTTATTATGACCTGTAAAAATGGCAAATGTTCTGTATTTAATTTGACTGAAGAATCTTATATTGATGAAACATATCATGAAAGAGCAGAATGGGCATGGCTTACTGAGGATAATGATTAAACAATGAGTGTTAGTATGCAAATGTCTAATATGAATGGTGTTAATAAAAAGGTAATAGATCCTATTACTAAAGAAATTGTATTATCAGTAACATTCTTAAGAGAAAATGGATTATTTACTGTTAGATGTAAATCTAAACAATTCCATAAATATTTCAAAAATCAATCTGAAGAAGCAGAATATGGAGAAAATGACGGTAAATGGGATAGAAGTGTAAGAAGTAATAATAGAAGAAATCCTCCAATTATGTCATTTAAATTTCATAGAGTTAGTCTC